GACGTGTCTTACCCTTCAGGCGTGGGTTTATTGAAATCCCAGAAGACGGAACAATCCGTAGATTTGAACTAACGGGGTGGGGTAACTCAGACCTTCTTGATGGAGAAGCCGCATACCGTAAACGCATTTTTCGTAAAGTGTACACAATTCAAATGTCAGCTGAAATGCCTGCTTCGGACCTAGAGGGCCTCAAGCAAGTTACCTCAGTTGTTGGTAATATAACTAATGTAGATAATGGGAATCCCACCGTATTCACGACCTCATTCTCGGAGGAGTTTTAATGCCCACATACACTAACCCAGGCGTTTACGTCAGCGAGTCAACCCTTGCTACTAACGCACAGCGATCAAACTTTGCTCAATCAGCTGGTTGTTTCTTTGGTACCGCTCCGCGCGGTCCTGTAGACGCTACTTTGGTTGATTCTTGGTCTGCGTACAAGAACTACTACGGAGACATTTCAGCTTCTCATGAGCTTGGTTTTTCCGTCTACCACTACTTTGCAAACGGTGGACGCGAAGCATATATTGTCCGAGTTGCTAGTGGAGCTTCGTCAACCTCAGCCGCATCAGCAAGCGTTCCCTACTACGCTACTGCGGGAGCTAGCGCAACCTCAAACCTATTTGTTGCACGCGCAGCCAACGTTGGAGCATGGGGTAATGGACTTACCGTAAAAACAGAAGCCATTTCTGCTGCTAACACTTACCCTGCAATTGGTACTTCTACTCAGCAATACCAGTACAACTTGGTGGTTACCCTTGATGGTGCCGAAGTTGAACGTTGGAATAATGTTTGTTCTGACCCAACCGACAACCGTTTTGTTAAAACTGTTGTTAATACATACTCAAAGTACATCACTATTCCAACAACCACGTGGCCTTCTGCGGTAGTTGGAGCTGCACCTTATACGTCTACTGTTGCCTTAGTTAATGGTAACGACGGTGCTACTGTTACAACAAGTGATTACACCAACTCAATTAACAGTAAACTTGCGACTGTTGAAGGTTCTCTAATCCTTCATGCACCAGGGGTTACGGGTGCTACAGGAACAGCTATTGATGTAACTGCAATTACCGCCCTAAACTCTGTAGCAACTTCTCGTGGTAACTCTTTTGTAATTGTTGACCCAGCAGACATCTCTGTTAAAGCTGACATTGCAACCCTTGTTAGCACCTACCCACAATCTTCTTACCTTGCGGTGTACTACCCCAAGCTAAAGATGGTTGACCCAACCAAAACTGGCCCTGCTGCAATTCGTGACACTTTCCCTGGTGGTGCCGTTATGGGTGCGTACATTCGCACTGACGCAACCCGCAGTGTTGCAAAAGCACCTGCTGGTTACGATGTTGATATTCGTAACGCAATTGGTTTGGTAAACACACTTTCTCCATCAAACACTGGTGAATTGTATGAGTCTTATGGAGTTAACTCACTTAAGGCAATCCCAGGTGGTGGCATTATTATTCATGGTGCGCGCACTTTGGATAAATCATCACCAGGTAAGTACATTCCAATTCGTCGTTCTTTGAACTACTTAAAGCAGACATTGGCTGACTCTACTGCTTTTGCTGTGTTTGAGCCCAACGATGATCGTTTATGGACTCGTTTAACAATGACTGTTTCTTCAATTCTCAGTGAGTTTTGGCGTTCAGGTGGCTTAAAGGGAACAAACGCTTCACAAGCTTTTTACATCATCTGTGACAGTACTAATAACACTCCAACAAGCATTCAAAATGGAGAAGTACGTATTCAAGTAGGCGTCGCACTGCAGTACCCTGCTGAATTTATTGTTATTAACCTTAGCCAATGGACCGGTGGTTCTAACGCCGTTTCAACCCTCTGATAGGAGACAACTATGGCACGCGCCACAATTACTGATCCAGTACGTAACTTTAAATTCCAAGTAACAATTAATGCTACTGGAAACCTACAAACCCAAACCCAAGGACTTGACAAAATTGGTTTTGCAGTTGTGTCTGGTCTGTCTGTGCAAAACGAAATGGTTGGATACCGTGAAGGTGGAATGAACACTCACCCACACAAGTTCATTGGTCAATCAGACTTTGCTCCTATTACCTTTAGCCGTGGAGTGTTCTCAGGCCAGGACCAACTTTACAAGTGGCAACAATTTTTGCACGCTTGGAACCAGGGTTCTGGAACTGGCACTATTGGAAGTACCTCAACGGCCAACAACTACCGTTGTGACATTCTTGTAAAGGTTTTTGACCACCCAGTTTCAGCAGGTTCATACTCAACTCCTGGTGCAACTGATGGTGTTGCTCCTAGCCCTGGTAACGCTCGCTTAGCTTTCAAACTGTTTGATTGTTTCCCAGCTGCCTATTCTTTGAGCGACCTTGACGCTTCTGGTAGCGGCATTATGGTTCAGCAACTCACAGTTCACCATGAGGGGTTTGTGGTAGCGTGGAACTCAGAAGACATCACTGCACTTGCTGGAGCTGGTGGCTGATCTATAACCAGGAGATAACAATTGAGCACACAATCTGAGTCAACAGCGCTTAACGCTGCCCTTGAAGAAAAAGCACCCGAACTACAACCTCCGGTAGGAGTACTTACACACCTCCAACGTGGCATTGTAAATGTCACTACTGGAGAATGGGAAACTGAAGTTGAAGTTAGAGAAATGACTGGTGCTGACGAAGAGTATCTAGCCAGCATTGAAAACAAAGATGGTGTGACTTACACCGAATACATGGCAGCAATGCTAAAGCGTGCGGTTGTCCGTATTGGTGAAACTACTGTAGAAACTAATCCTTCAGTAATTGACAACCTAAGTATTGGTGACCGAGACATTACATTTTTAGCAGTCATCAAAGCTACTTATGGAGAAACTCGTACGTTTGTTACAAGGTGCCCCCATTGCACACTAAACAATGACATAACAATTGATTTAAATGACGACTTTCCCCTAAGCCCCCCTTCAGTTGATCTTCGTTCCCCCTTACTTGTCACCTTGCGTAGTGGGGAAACACTTAAACTTCGTGTTCCAAACTCGGGCGATAACTCATATGTAAGTAAGAAAGCAACATCTGTAGCTGCCCAAAACACGTTAATGATTGCCAGGTGTGTGGTTTGGGACGAAGGTAAAAAACCACAAGATATTGAAATGTGGGCAAAATCGCTTGGTATTTCTGATCGTTCTACAATCGTAACCACGTTGCTCAGTGTTGAAGCTGGCCCCAAGCTTGAAGGGGTGAATATCCAATGCGCCCATTGCGGAGAACCAGTTTCCGTAATGATCGATTGGATATCCCTTTTACTTAGTTGAGCTAAAATATACTTACTGGGAATACGAACTTATAGCCTCTGTCTACAAAGGGTTTAACCTCACGGATTTACGGTCAATGACTGTCCGCCAAAGGGACTTCTGGTTCCGTATGGCAAAATGGAGAAATAACTAACGGAGGCTGCTATGGCATTAAGTGATCCAGGTTCAATTGGCGGATTGACTTCGCAGCTGCTCAAGGGCGCCCGTACAGCACTTGACGTTGATAGCTCCTCTTTGTCAAAAGTTATTAAAGACTTTCGTGTTCTTAAGCAACTCATTAAAGACACCAAGAAAGAAATTGATGATCTATCAAAATCATCTTCTGGAGCTTCTGGCTCTTTAAGTGCTACAGCACGTGCTGGTTCAAAACGTGGTGGGAGTGGTGGTGGCAGAGGTGCTGCTGGAACACAGTATCAAGACATGTCAACTTCCGCACCAGCTTATGCGGCTGGTGGACGATCACGCAGTAGAAGTGATGATGGTGGGTACACCGAAAGTGGCAATGGCTACATGCAAGACATGGGCAACGCCGCGTTTAAATATTCTCTTCGAAAAGGTGGTGAAGCAGGTGCGCGCTGGGCGGCAGGACGCGCGGCTGCTAGTGCAGCAGGCAGTGGAGCAGCCGGCGGTGGTGCAGCGGCAGCAGGTGGAAGTGGTGCAGCGGCAGGAGGTGCAGCAGCTGGCACTGGAGCGGCGGCGGCGGCAGGAGCGGCGGCGGCGGCAGGAGCAGTTGCTGTTGTTATTGGTGGTGTAATTGTTTATAACAAAGTAGCAAACATGTCTGCTGCCCGAATGGACCGCAGTCGTGATTACGCTTTAACCGCAGACCAAATGTCAGTGCGCTACCAGCAGATGACTGGAAAAAGCATGCTTGGAGTTAGCTCCACATACCGCATGCCTTTAACAAACTACCGTTTAGGTGCTGGTGGCATTAACCAACTAATGGAAATGGAAGCTGCAACTGGCATTAGTGGACGTCAACAAGCTTCAAGTGTTGAAGCAATGCGAACACTAAGTGGATACACAAAAAGTACTGCAGAAGTAACCAACCAAATTAGTTCCCTTGCTTCGGCAGGAACCGCAAACCGCATGTTTATGATGGGCGGAATTGGAATGGTTGGGGTTGGCGGAAAACAAGGAACTTTAATGAGTGTTATGAAAAACATTGTTAAAGCTGCTGGATTAGACAACGAAAAAGTCCTTAATTCGGCGTTTGCCCCAGGTTCTGTTACCCGTGCAAAGCTAGCAAACATGGGTGTACCCCCTGACATGATTACTGAAGTTTTGCAATACGCAAAAGCAAACCTTCAATTTAAAGGTAAAGGTGGTACTGGAATGTACGACCCAGGCCTTGAAAAAGACCGTCGACGAATGGGTATTGAAGAGAACTTTGCTACTCAAGCTGAAGAAACTACTCGTTTAGAGACGCAACGTGAAGAAAAGTTTTACCGCCGACAAGCAGACAACTACGCCTACTTAGAGCGTCAGACTCAGACTCTAACAAAAGCTTTTGGCGCCTTAGAAGACACCCTTTCCGGCATTATTGGGTTTACTGGTTCTAACAGAATTGCCAATGAAACAATGAATGGAATAATGAATGTTGGAGGTGGTGACCCCCATATTCCTCAAACAGGTGACGGTAATAAATCAAATCCACAAACAACACCTACCTCTTCATCAAAGACTAAAGCCCCAGCTAACGCAAGTAATGATGGAAAAATCTATGTGCCACTTGGTAATGGTAAGCGTGTGTCTTTAAGCCACATCAAACAGCGCCAAGATTTTAAAGGCATGAACCCACAGATGCAAGAGCGCCTCCTTAACTTAATGCGAGATAATCCTGACGTTGGTTGGGGTGGCGGAACCCGTGATATCCAAGCTCAAAAGAATATGTTCTTAAGTCGCTACAACCGTACTCAAAGAGAAAAGGGTGCGGATGGTAAAAAGAACTGGTTTTGGGATGGGTCTTATTGGGAAAAGAACCCAGGCGCAAACCCAGCGGCTCCTCCAGGAAGTTCAATGCATGAAATTGGACTTGCCGCAGACTTGGCTGGAAACGTTGCAAAAGTTCCAAAAATTGCTGCTAAGTATGGTTTGAAATCATTTGGTGATAAGAACGGCGAACCATGGCACGTCCAACCAAGAGAACTCCCTGATGGCCGTAAGTCATATGAATCAGGGGGAGCTAAGTGGGGTTATGGTCCTGGTGGACCATCTTCAGAAACAACTGCAGGAGATGCAGGGAATATGGGGGGGTTTGAAAAGGAGTTTGGATCAACCGTAGGTCCACGTAGACCTACCCCTATGTCAAGCAATACTGTTTCTGATGCGGCTGATGGCTCTTTTGGAACAAGCCTTGCAGCGTCTTCTATTTCGTCAAAGCTTTCTTACAAAACAATTTCTCAAAGAGTTGCTTCAGGTGGCGGTGACCCTGAGATTACAACACCAGTTAATAGTATGGGTTCTCCTGTTTATAACCCAAATAACACAGCAAACCAACAAACTGAAGTACATTCTAAACAAAGCAATTTAACTATTAATGTTAACCCAACCATTAACATGGTTAGCAGTAATAACAATCAAATGGATCTAAAGAAGATTGCAAATGAACTAGTAGGGGTAATTCGTAAAGAGATGGAACTTGAATTGATGAGGAAACGCTAATGGGTTACAGAGACGATCCAAACTTTAAGATTACGGGTGCTGATTCACTAGCCCCTGGTTCTGAAAGCACTCAAAATAACCCTCAATTTATTTATCCATCTAACCGAATTAGGTTTCTTGAAGCACAGGCTGCTTTAGACAAAAATCCACAATCATATAAATTAAATCGAGGGTACATTCGTAATTTAAAATTACCCACGCTTACTGCTACTAAAATTTTTAGATGCGGATTTCAATTTAATCCTCAATCAATTTCTCAAAACGTACAAATGAGAGAGGATATGTATCTTGCTATTCTGCAAGACCCAGCACAATTGGCACAACCAATTGGTGCAAGTATGAATTTTTCGTTTGATCTTATGTTTGATAGGTCTTTAGAAGTTTCTGCTCCTGTAAGTCAAAGTATTGCAAACGTAGCAAATGATGAAGGTGTGCACGCAGATTTAAAAATTTTATATACAATAATTGGCCAAGGGTTCAATACGGATGTACTTGACAATCTTGACAATCAAATAGACCAAACTTTTGCTGGAGCTTCTCGTGTATTTGAAAATACAACTACAGGTGCTTCTACTACGGTAATACCTTCTGATGGCGCTACAGATGGTAGCGGTTTTACTACTGACAGAGACGCAGCATATAAAATTCTTGACTCAAACAGAGGTAACGCTGCCATCTTAATGCCAAACCCTGTGCGAATTATGTTTTCTGGAATGTTCATGGTTGACGGTTTCATTACCGGAACTTCTGTTGATTATCTAAAATTTACAACCAATATGGTTCCAGTTCAATGCCGAGTCACACTAAGCATGAACGCTGTTTATATTGGATTTGCGCGAGAAGATACATTTCTTACCATGCAATTTGATGCAGCTATTAAAACTTTAGAAGACAATAAAAAAACAAGTGAAGCTGAAAACCCAGCTATTATTAAAGCTCTTAATAAAAGCGCAAACAAAATCCAAATGGGATACGCAGAAGATAACTCCAACATGGGTAATTTTATGTCAAGGGCTCATCCAATACATAAACAAACTGGTTCACAAAACTGGAATGGTAGAAACTTCTTTTTAAAATTTGCAAGTGTTATCCCACATGGAGACAGCACGTGGTCAAATGCTTGGGATATGACATACGGATCTATTGAAAAATCTATTGTTGCTACTGTAAACGTAGTTCCAGGTACGCCTCTTGGGGAATTTGACATTACTTCTGGTGATGGTAAAGCAGACGAAGATGAAATTCTTAAGCTATACGAACAGTCAATGAATTTAGCAATAAATTATAAGTTCTCATTTCAAGTTTATGGTGTTAAAGATGCAACACTTCCTTTGTCAACAGCAACCAGTTTTCTAGCACTTATTTCTTCTGACGGTGGAGTAGAGCCTAATGTTCAGTTAAAAATGCTTGGTTCTTATACTGGTGAAAATGGGTCTATTTCAAAAAAAGAATGGGGAAGTGGGACAAGTGGAGATGGAGCAAACGCTAGTAAAGCTAGGCGTTGGTCAGTTAAATCTCCAGACGATGTAGCAAACACAAATAATGCTCCAGATGTTGCCAGTGGGGATGACGACAACAAAAATCTTCTTCCTAGCGGATCATCTTCGTACTGTATTGTTAGATGGACTTTTGACATGAGCGCAAAAAAAGATGACAACGATACTATTTATCCAAAATCAGCAACAGCGGAAGTTCCAGATGCTATAGAAATAAATTGTCAAATAGTTAACACTAGCACTATAGAAGTTAGAGCAGTAGTGAATGCAAATAGTGATTCTAATGTAACGCTAACTATAGATTGGGGCAACTAATGGCAATCTATCAAAGTTCAAATAGATACCGCCTTACTTCAGGAGCATCTATGGCTTCTCGTGTTCCCGAAGTTACACGAACCTATTACAGCCATGTAACAAGGGATGGAGATACTTTTCAATTGTTGGCTGCAAAACTGTTCAATGATAGTTCTCGGTACTGGGAAATAGCCGATATTAATCCGCAAGTGCAATGGCCTGATGTCATTCCAACTGGAACTGTTTTGCGTATTCCAAAATGATTTTTAACACCGGAAACCCCCTATCACCTAAGGTTTACATTGCCATAAATGGTGTTGAGGTTAAATACAAATCTATTCAAACTATGAGCCTTAGTTTAGGAACAAACATGCATGACATACTTGTTCTTAACATGGCTGGTATTCCTCCTAGGGCAATTACAGACTACATTGATGCTGCTGTAAGAATGACTATTACGTCTGGGCAAGGACGTACCCAAGAGTTCTGTGGGTATGTTTTATACGTTGAACCAGAGTCTGATGGTCGTAGTTCTATTGTTAATAACAGCCCATTTCAAACTACACGTATAGTTTGTTTTGGAGCTTCATTATCAATGATGGGTAAAAAACAAAAAGTGTGGGAAGATGTAAGCATAAAATCTCTTGCTTCTGATTTTTGTGATACATACCATTTTAGTTTAGATGTTTTGGATGATGGGTTTGTACTCCCACGTTTAGTTCAATCTGGAGAATCTGATTGGCATTTCTTAACTAGAATTTGCGCTAAATATGGGTATTCCGTAACTGTGCACGGAACTCATATGCACATTTGGGACCCGTTTAAAGCCATCGGCAGACGACCATCATTTGAAAAATTACAACCTGTTATTAAAACTGCTTCTCCAACTCCAGGAGGAATTTTAAAGTTTGAAGGTTTATTTGGTTACGTAACCCCAGAAGGTTGGTCAACCAACTACCAAGTTGGGGTACTTGATTCTAATGGTGTTAGTAGCACTGTAACTAGTAACATTTTAAACAATGAAGAATCATGGTCCGGTGTTGGAAAACGCTCAAAGTTTTACAGCACTATTGTTGAATCAACTCAAACAATTGTTGAAGCAGAAAAAGTTATTGGAGCAAAAGAAAGAGAAACTTTCCCCTTTACGGCAAAAGTACAAATAAGTGCTGGTGCTGGAATAGTCCCAGGTGGAATTGTTGATGTCGTTGGTTACAACTCAAACTTTGAAGGGTTATGGTACGTAAGAGAAGTGACACATTCAATTGGTGGTACCTCTTATGTAACTGATCTTATGTTAGGTAGAGACTTTAATACAACTAAGACTTTTAACATAGCCCCAGTTGAGTTAGCGCAGCAAGCTCCAGAACCTAAATTTGTTGCAGGCGAATGGCGCGCAACCTCAGAAAGAGTAAATGCATATGTATAGCGGAATGCAAGTGTACAGAGCGGTAGTAACCGCATCGTCGTCAACGACGGGTTCTCTTTATGTTTCTATCCCATCTGTACTTGGTACAACCACAAGTATTGCTGTGTCTACTATTGGCCGAGCTGCTGTATCTGGCGTATGGACTGTACCTGATGTTGGCGATCAAGTAGTAGTTGCAGTAGAAGACGACAAGTTTTCTAACGTATTCCTTTTGTACCCAGTAGAAACTTCTATTGCGCCAGGTTCTATTACATCTACTGAAATTGCTACAAATACTATTGTTGACGCAGACATTAGTACTTCAGCCAACATTTCTTTATCTAAACTGGCAATTGGGGCACTTCCAACAGGGATTACTGTAACAACTAACAACATTACAAATTTATCAATAACTAAAGATGACATAAGTACTAATGCTGGAATAGAATTATCTAAATTACAAAATGTTTCACCTAGTTATGTACTGTTAGGAAACTCCGCATCTGTACCAACTGCAACAGCTGTTACTGGGGACGTAACTATTAATTCAAGTGGTGCTACAGCAATAACAAACAACGCAATATCAAATATAAAAATAGCTGATAATGCAGTAACAAATAGAAACATATTATTTGACAGGGCTTTATTAGATTTACCTCTTAATTCTTATAATCAAGCAATTGCTGCTGGTGCTTCAGCAAATGTTACTTTTACAGTAGAAACTACTGACACACTTGGCGTAATACCTTCTGTTCCTGTTTCTACAATTACTATTGCAGAAGGTTTATATTTTGCCAATTATGTAACATGGTGGGATATTGGAGGATCAGCAAAAACAACTTCTTTAATTTTAAACGATGCAATTCTTAGTAGCGCAACACCCAGTAGTAACAGTGGAGATGGGTATCCGTTTTACTACGCTACCGGTGGGTTAGCATTTTATACAATTGGT